AATTAGCTGATATTTCTGAACTACCAATTGAGTTAGCTGTTATCTCTGCCGAAGCAATCGAGTTAGCTGCTATCTGTGCGCTACCAATAGCATTTGAAGCTATTTCTACTGCTGTAATACTATTCGCACTTACAGTTACTTCTGAGATAGCATTTGCTGAAAGCTGTGAAGAAGTAATAGCATTGGCTGCTATTGCTACTGAGCCAATTGCATTTGCTGCTATTTCACTTGAACCTATCTGTCCTGCTTGTATCATTGCTGCATCAATACTATTCGCTGCAATATGAGAATCATTTATAGCATCTGCTATAATAGCTGCTGCTCCTATTGAATTAGTTGATATTTGTACAGACCCTATTGAGTTTTGTGCAATTATAGCTGCATTCACAGTATTATCTGCTATTTCATCAGAGTCGTCTATTTTTAATTTATTTGTAAAAGGCTCATAAGTATAAACATTACTTGCTTTTTTAACTAAGCCAATTACACTATCTCTAAGTCCATCAAGTTTAAATCCTTGTTTATGTACTGAGACTCCACTATATGTATGTGGTATTCCTCTATCAACTGTAAGAGCTGTGTTACTTTCAATATGCATAACGATTGCCATAAATCTATTAGCACCTGCTGATTGAAATGCTATAACATCTCCCACTGAAAAATCTGAAGTAAAAGTTGTACTACTTCCTGTTACATCTGGTAAGTCTGCTGTCGTACTAACTGTACCCGAAGCTGTTACTAAGTCATTATTACTTTCTCCTAATCTTGCTAAGAAATCGTAATTAAATTTAGTAGAAGTATTTGGTTCTGTTGCTGAAGTATCAGAAACAACTTTAAGTGCTTTCATACAATCTGAAGCATCGTCATAGTCCATGAGTAAAAGTCCTTCTTCCCCATTTGATAAATTACTAAAAGCTGATTCTTGTACAGTTGTTGTTCCACCACTGGATATTATCTTTGCAGCTACTCCACTTGGTGGTGAGAATACATAGTTATTATTTGAAAGAGTGATTAGTCCTGAACTACTGTTTATATCTACTGTTGCTGTTAAACTTCCGCCTTTTTGAATACCACCATTTAATCCGCCTCCAACAACTCCTGCTCCAAAAGGATTAACCATACTTGCTGGAAAATCAAATTCAAATTGAATATATCCTGAAGTGTACCCATTCGTATTTACTGTTTGTACTCTTACTATATATCCATTTCCAGGAACAACATTTCTAAGTGTATAACTTCCTGTAGTAATATTATTATATGCGAAAGTTGTAAAATCTTTCTCATTAAAATCTTCATTTTGTATTTGTATGTTATGTTGAATATTAAAGCCTGCAAGATGTTCATATACATCGTCTAAAGTGTTTCCTTCATCATCTGTTCTGGTAGATTTTGGTAAAGTCCAGTTTAGTATTACATCATATGCATTGATTCCAAATTCATCTTGTTCTACATCTCCACCACCGCTAGGCACTACTGAAGCAGTTAATCCAGAAGGAGCAGGAACATCTTCCTCTCTTTTTGGTCTTCTTCCTATTTCTGGGAAGGTAGGTTCTACCCAGCCTCTATCTACTTCGTCATATTTGCCTACATGATATTCTGTAGCAGATATAGAATATACTTGGTTTTCATCAGGACTTACAGAATTAACTATATATTGTTTTAAACTTCCTGTTACATCCTGGCCTGTCGCTGCTGTAGTACCACTTATAGTATAAACCACTTCTCCGTCAGGGGCAGAACTAAAAGCACTCGAAACAGTTACTGAACTAGCATTGAAACTAGATACTGTTTTTGTCTCTATTCTTACATCTTCTGACCATACTGTCTGTACTACTGCACCACTGTCATCTTTTAGGTTACTTGCTTTTGCATGACTATCAATCGCTGCTCCATCTTCATCAAGTAATATTAAGTCACCTTGAACATAATTTGTGCTATTAATAGTAGCCAAAGGTTGAGATAAGTAAGCACCTCCGCTAGGATAAATTAAGTTTAATTTAAATGAATCTGTGCCATTTAGATAAGAAGTCAAATCTCTATCTGTTCTTATTATAGTTGTTGTTGAAGAAGCTGAAGTAGTTACACGACCACTTGCCACAACATCTGTTATGTCGGGGTCTTGTACATCTATAACATCACCTGGTCTTAATATTGCTGCATTTATTCCTGTAGCAAAACTTACTACCTCTTGTTCCCTTTTTTCTGTAACTAAATGATACCTGCCAAGTCTTTGCGCTTGACCTCTTGAAGTACAACCATATGCTGTAATGTTTTTTCTTCTAAATTTACCTGTTCTTGCAATTTCATTATGGTCTTCTACAACTTCTACTGCTTGTTTATATCCATTTTCGGGGTCATTCCAAGAAACTGCGATTTGATTATTTCTAAATCTATTAGCACTTCCTGAATAACTAAAAGTTCCACCAATTACATTGCCCTTAGTAAAAGTATAAACTGAACCTTTTTGAATATTACTACCTAGTGTAACTTCTCCATTATACCATACTAACATAGAACGAACTAATGTTGCAAGATTCTGTAATACCTTCATTGCACTATCATCTTTTTGAATATAAAGATTACAAGTAAATCTTGGTTCTGTTCCTCCTTTGCCATCTGGAACCGCTTCGTCACAATATTTTGCTAATTGAAATAAGGTATACTTATCTATAAGTGAAAAATCAAAATCTTCATCAATATATTTACCTAATCCGTATCTTTGATTTGTTAGTAAATCATAAAATACCCAAATAGGATTACTTGTATAAACAGGTTCGTGATTAGCATGAGTTGGACTAGAGAAGGTTTTTTTATCTCCTCTAAAGTTTCCATCCCAGTCTTGTACTGAAGTCTCTATTGCTCCAGTACTAACATTTCTTGTATAAGAAGCAGTTGTTCTTCTTGTTCCTGTACTTGCACTTATTTCATCAAGAGGAAAATAATTTGTTGGAACTTTTACTTTTAGTCCACGAATCTTGTATCCTCTTTTTGGAACTTGGTTAAAATCTTCTGCGTCTACAACAACAGCCGCATAAGCTGAATAAGGGTAACTTAATTTATCTGTAATAATATTTTCAATTTGTTTTACTACTCCAGCGTTTGTCTGTTGCCATTTATTCTCTTTACCATTTACTGGAGATATTCTTTGTATTGTTATTCTATATTTATCAAAAGGTTGATATCTACTAACATCTATAGTAAATACTTTGTTAAAAGGTTGTTGTGTTTTTGCTGTAATTAATCCAGAAGAGGGGTCTTTTGTTTTACCGTTTGATTCATATCTACTAACTGACGTAGAAATTGTTTCTCTTCCAACTTTTACAACATCTACAAAATTATCACTTCCTCTTTGATATCCAAATTGTATTCTATATTCTGCATAACCATCTCCTTTTTTACCATTCTCTTTATTTGAAACTAAACTAGGAAATTGTATAGTGACTTTTACTGCATCTATCTCTGAAGCATTACCCACTCCCATTTGGTCAGAAGTAATAATTAGAGGAGAGCCTGTATATTCGGAAGGTTGGTTAGAAAAGAAATTACTTGGTGCAGGCATACCAGAACTAGAATCCGTATCTAAGTTTCCACTTGATACATTGAAAGCTACTGAAGCACTACCTATTCCTACTGGTGTAGGTAAAAAAGCTTGTTCACGATTACCTGTTCTAAAAGCAAACCCAAAATTTTGATAATTATAAGCAGGTCTGTCATTAGTGCTTCTTTTTGGACTGCTAAGAACAACTCCTGTATTTGCAACAGTTACACCTGCTGCTGTTATAGTTGCTGTATGTCCGCTAAAACTATCTACACTATCTGTTAAATCTATATAGGCAGCTGTTCCTGACACTGTTGTCATTGGAGGAAGTTCTACTCTTACAGCTGCAGTATTTATATATTGAGTTATTGGAGTTATTAATTGACCACCATCTCGTCCAGCACCATCAATTCTAATCATTGGTGTCAGTGTTTCTGGAGAAACTACATCACTTGAGTGAAAGAAACTTGTATTAGTTGATACAACAATATTATTTCCTGCCGTAACATTTATAGTATTTGTTGTCCTTTTCTTTGCTCCTTCGACTAATATATGTCTTACACCATCAGAGGTTGCTTTATTAGAAAAAATTAATTCTGTATTATCTGTTATCACTCCTGTAGAAGAGTTGTAACTTGCATCTATTGACCTAGCGGGTTGAAAAAAATTAGTATTAACTGTATTTGCTACGGGGTTATCGTTTAAACGAATACTTGATACACCATCTACTAAGCCATCTATCGGGCCTTCTGAAAGCACATCATAAATTACAGCGGTTTGTCTACGAATATTTGAAGATACCTGTACACCATCGGCATTAAATACTCCAGTACCAGAACTGCTTTGAGTTGCTGCTGCTTCTCGAGCTAGTCTTGCCATTTTTGCTGCGTAACTCATTATACTTCCTCCGTTATAACTGACCAATCATAGTTACCGCCGCCACCGTCACCGCCGCCGCCACCGCCGCCGCCTACACCACCTGTTCCAGAACCTGCATTTGAACCTTTACTTACAAAAGTATATCCTTGTTGACTTGTTATTCTTCTATCTGTAAATCCAAAGTTTACAACAGCTCCGCCTACTTCCATTGTACCATAACATAAAGGTACAGGAACTCCTGACTTGGTGTTATTTATTGGCCCATTAAACAGCTGTGATTTTTCTTCATTTAATTGATCGGGGTCGTCCATAGTAAGGTCTATAATACCTGAAAGTGCTAACATTAGCCCTGTTTGAAATAACAGTGCTGAAACATTAACTTCAAATCCTTTTGTACCAAGCGCAAATGCTAAATCTGGGAACATCACAGCTAAAGCAATAAGAGCAACTGCAGCTATAATTTTACCTATTCCACTTTTTCCTTTACCTGCAGGGACTGGAGTTATAATTATATCATCTTTTCCTAGTTCCATCGCAAGTTCTTCATAACCTATAAAGTCTTCTCCTTTTTGAACAGTCATTAATACACCATTTTCTGTGCAATCTATTAAATATTTTCTAAGACCACCTTTCATAGTATCAATCGCATGAAGCCCTTCCTGAAGTGTTTTTACATTCAGTCTGTGTACTTCTCCGAATAGTTCTCCCATTCTTCCTTTAAATATTATATTTCTTGTCATGGTTGTAAAATTGTGTATTCTTTGTCGGGATAAGAAACGATTAAATAAGGTATTCCTACCTCTCGACATTGTATTATATCTTGTTCGCTTGGGGAACAATCTTCATCGTAGTGACTATGGACTACATATTTTATTTTTGATTTTAATAAGTATCGAACGAAAGTTTCTCCGTCCATTTCAAACTCATCTTTTTCTGTGGATAGATTTTCAAGAGGAATATATTTTTCATTATCATTTTCCTCAATAACAAGTCCACAACACTCTCTCGGGGCTTCTTGTTCTGCATGTTTAAAAATATCTTGCATCATGAGAAAGCCTTCGCTGCTGGAAAACCTCCAAAAGGTAGTACAGCTTCCGTACTAGGATTAGCCTTTCCTGTTGAACTTGCAGTTCCAGAGTTAATTGGTTGAAAGCCAAATCGTGCTTTACAACCATTTAGTCTTTTACTACATCCATCTCCTTTTACCCAAAAATCGCTTACATAATCTGGAGCAACACTTTTACTTGCAGCTCTTACTTTCCATAATAGTGTTTTTCCGTTTGTATGTGATGTTGCGACATTATCAGTAAAAATTACATAGTCATTATGTCTATCGTCAGAGTATGCAAAATATTCAGTTCCATGTGAATAAGTAGTGTAAATTCTTACTCTTTTGAAACTACTATTTGAATCACTAGGAGTTCCTGGTGCATTATTCTGTGCTACTGCTTGCCAATAATTATTAACAGTGGCAGTAGACGAAGTACCATTTGAAGCATATTTTGTAACTGAAGAAGTAGTTTTATAATAACTATCAGCTGTTACTGCTCCACTACTATAAGTTGTAAAACTAGTAGTGCTTGGTACAACATACTCATCATCTATATTTACATATACAGTATACTCTGTTCCATCAGCAGTAACACTACTGATTGTTTTATGTTTGCCTTCTAAATGCCAAGTACAACCACTTTGTGCTTTTTCATGCACTTGTTTATGTTCTCCTGCACCTTGGTATATAAAAGGACACCTATCTGGTAAAACATTTCTTCCTGGTAATCTGATTGTTTCCAAATCAAAAGGAGCTACACACTCTATAGTAACTGCAGTTTTTGTTCTTGTTTTTATTCTATCCATTAAGTAAACTGCTCTTGGATATTCAGTAGGAGGGTTTGTCGCAGACCCTTCTCCATGTAAATATTTTTTAAGAGTAGTTCTTCTAATTATTTTTAATCCTAAGAATTTTTGGTAATCAAGTGTACCTACCGCATCCGAAAAAACAGTTTGTGCATTTGCTAGTGTTAATTCAGGTCTTGCAATAGCCCCATCATTTTTTATTTCTACTCCTTTAAATTGTGAAGGAAGTGCAACGTATGTTCTTATAGTACTTGGATTCTCATAGTCTCTCATTTGAATAGTAGTTAAATCATCATCTAATCCTGAATGAAAATACATAAAACTTCCTTGCACATATTCTAACTCAAAAAGATGCACCAGTTCTGAACCTGGGTCAAGTTTTTGCAAATCCTTAACTAATATTTTCTCCGACATTATGCTTCATACACCCTTACAAAAGTTGCTGTTAAAGTATAGTAATCATCATACTCCCATTTTTGGTTAAATGTGGATACATATACTTTTACTGTCTCTTCATCTCCACTTGCATTTGTATCAGCAAATGTAAAATTAAATGCTGTTACGCCATTTGTACTTTCAAAAAATCCAACTATATCATCTATTTCTTCTTTTGTTCGAGTATTAAATGTTACTCCAAATTCTTGGTCAAGATTATTTATACCATTTGCTATTCTTTGCTGATATCCGTCTCCAAACTTTGCCTGAAATATTACAGGAGTATTAGTTCTAGACATACCTCTATCTGGGTTTACTGTTCTATTTCCAAAACTTGCTGTTGTGCTAAATCCTAATGCCATATTATGTTCCTAATAGTCCTCCGG